AGTTGCTGTGGTTTTTAAAGGGTGACACTAACATTAAATACCTTTTAGATAACGGATGTAATATCTGGACAGGTGATGCTTATAAATCTTACCGTGAACCTAGACCAAATGATAGAGACGCTTACACTATAGAAGAGTTTGCAGAACAAATCAAGACTAATCCTGAGTTTGCTGCTAGATATGGTGAGTTAGGTCCAATTTATGGTAAGCAATGGAGAAGTTGGGTATCTGATAAAGACATGGATTACGGCACTGAAACAAGTGTAGACCAAATTGCTAATCTAATCAACGATTTAAAGACTAATCCAGACTCAAGACGATTGATGGTTAGTGCTTGGAATGTTGGAGAATTAGATCAAATGGTACTTCCTCCTTGCCATTATGGCTTCCAAGTCTACACAAGAAAGTTGACCTACGAAGAGAAGAAGACGTACATGGATAAACACTTTAATGGTAAAGCACAACTTACCTTAAGCGATTTTGAGAAGTTTAATATCCCAAGTAGAGCTATCTCTTTAATGTGGAATCAGCGTTCAGTAGATACTTTCCTCGGTCTTCCCTTCAATATCGCCTCCTATGCTCTTCTCTTGATTATGCTTGCTGATGAGGTTGGTATGATTCCTGATGAATTAATCGGTAATTTAGGAGATACTCACCTTTACTTGAATCACATAGAACAAGCTAAAGAACAAATAGAAAGAGACTCTTACGAACTGCCTATAGTTTATGTAAGAGATGGTATCAATTGTTCTTCACTTAATGATGTTATTCTAACTAAGTATAAGTCTCATCCAGCAATAAAAGCACCCTTAAGCAATTAATTATGTGGAAGCCTATTCCAGGATTCGAAGAATACTATCATGTAAATGAATACGGAGAGGTTAAAAGCTTAGAAAGATCTTACAGTCAACCTAGATTCGGTAGACTAGAAGCTAGAGTTAAGAAAGAAAAGATCTTAAAAGGCTTTATTAATCGTGATGGACTTACAGGAGTTATCTTATCTGTAGGTTCTCTTAAGAAACGAGTGTTTAGGCAAACTTTGGTAGCCAAACTCTTCTTAGATGGACCTGAAGGTGAGTGTGTAATACACTTAGACGGAGATAAGCTTAACAATCACTACACCAATCTTAAGTGGGGTACCAGAGTAGAGAACATCATGCACTTGAATGCAATCAAAGCTTCTAGTTGGCACATACATGTAGTAAGTCTAAAGACAGGTACTTACTATAAAAGTGTAGCAGAAGCATGTAGAGCAGAAAACATTTGCTATGATGGAGCTGTAACTGGACTTAAACTACCTAGATCTAAGTATAAAAAGTTATTAAAAATGGTATAATATGGATGAATTAAAACTAGATCTAAAAGGATTCACACCTAAACAATACGCTGCTCTTATACTTAGAGATGAACTTAAATTAAGTTATGGTAGAGCAGGTATTAAGATGGGTATGAATCACTATGCTTTCAGTTCTCTTTACAAAAGAGCCAAAGCAAAAGAAAAACTAAAAATAATCTACGTATGATAACACACGTATGTGAAAAGAAACCTGAGTACTTTGAGTTTATCTCTAGTCACTTTGGAGTAACCTTCACAGAAAAATCATTTATGGATCCTACACTAAAGGTGCATGCTCTACACGAAGGAACAGAGATAGTAGCAGTACTTTTAATTAAAAAGAAAAAAGATAACCAGTATAGAATTACTTTTATACGAGTATCTAACGAGTTTCAAGGTAAGCGTTATGGTCATGCAATACTTAGTATAGCTTTACATGATGCTTATAACGAAAATAAGGGCCCTATAAAGGCATTTACAAGGGTTAAAGCACAGAACATCCAATCTCTTAACTTCTTTCAAGCAGAAGGCTTTAAAATAGATAAATTTGAATGCTTGCATGAGACTGTGTTAGAGAACGGAAACATTGTTACAGAGCTAAAACCCGCTTACATTTTAAACAAAGACTACGATGACAACAGAATCTAGAATTCTATTAAATAGAATTAAGACACCAGATGGTACTATCTTAACTTCTTACAATAGACATAACTACGTTGAATATAAGGACACTTTAACTAAAGAGGTTCTTATGGTAGACGGAGGTACAGACTATTTAAGAAGAAACGTAGGTACTTACGAAGAGTTAAGCGTTTATGACGATGGCTCTCACATTACAAGAAGATCAGCTGTACACTGGGGAACCAGAGGTAAAGACGGCAGACAACCTCTAGTTTACAAGCCGTTAAAAGACTTAGACTCAGATCATATTGAAGCTATCCTAAAGACACAACATCAAATCTCTGACTTTTACAGAGAAATTTTTAAGGAAGAATTGAAATATAGATTTGACGAACGAGCAGAAAAACTTTAACTTTGTTCACCTTATGACTCCTAAACAACAAGCAGAGGCTATGGAACAAGAAATCCTAATGGGATTAGGGTTCCAAATGAACGGTTACGCTTACAGACAGATTGCGAATTACACAATTGACAAGATTATAGCAGAATACAGAGATATGGACAACTACGTTAAAGATCGTTCTATGCAGAATGCTATATTGTTTTGGAAAGACGTTAAAAAGGAAATAAACAAAAATGAAGGAAGCTTGTAAGGAAATAGGAAAAAAATTGAAGAACACTAGGTGTATGAGTACTAACGAATTCTTCGCATACTCTCTTCTCTTTGTCTCCCTCCTTTCTATTGTAGCAGGGCTAATAATAAACTTATTAGCTATATTTGCAGAATGAGTTCTGACTACATATTAAGCGAGAATGGTACGGTGATAGAATATCACCTGATTGTAAAGACAATGAAAAAGAATGAAGACTACAAATTCTACTCAGAAAGAGAAAGAGACAAAGCTTTTAAGAAAGCACTAGAAGAAAAAAACCTATTACTAGCACATCGTTACACAAGAGACAGCGAACAAACACCAGAACAAATTTAACTTTAATTAAACTAAACAATAAAGCACCTCTAGGGGTGCTTTTTTCATTTAAACCCATTTAACCTAAAATAATATGCCAGAAGAATTAGAATCAGCAGGCCTAATTGCAGGCCAACAACTTCAGATCTTTGATGATCCATTCTCTACGGAGTTTATGCAACAAGCAGAAAGAACTATCGAAGTCTCTGCTGTTCATGCTCCTAAAGTGAAACGTGCACGCAAAGTCTTAACAGACAAGTTTGTAATGCACAAAGATCTAAAAAGACGCTTGATTAAACTTAAGGCTACTGATGTCCCCCAAATAGTAAAAGACATAGTAGATGACTTATTATCACTTAAAAGAGTTCCAGAAGGCTCTAAGTATTGTAATTATCTTGGTTTATCACAAGCAGACTACAGCAAACTTTCTTATCTAGACGAAGACCGTAAAAACAGATTAGAAGGCGAAGAAACAAGAATGCAGATGATTAGACCTGGTACTGTATTAATATTACACATAGGTAAAACAAGATTATACGCAGACTCAGAGGCTATTTATACTAAAAGACTTACCCTTACCGCTCGTCACTTAAATAACTTAGTTTATCCTATCAAAGAGTTCTACGAAAAGAAAGGTTCTTTTACTGCTCACCGTTACACCAGTCATAATGATGGAGCAAATGAAGAAGTTTCTTATTCTTACAATGTACCTAGACTGGAACAAGACTCAGAACCTCTTCTTATCAGACACAGTATACTATATGGTATTAGTGGTTTCTTTATTGACCAAGCAGGTCTTACTATAACTCATGGTCACCCTACTATAATAGGTGTAGAGTTTGAAAATACTGAACTAGTATTACCTGAGGTATGGAACTATAAGAAGCGTTATCATACTTCTGTAGGTAAGCTTATTCGTAGGATCTTTAAAGATAAATACTCTGATAGAGATATTACTACGTTCTCAGAATCTTATGCCTCTCTTATCACAATCTCTAATCCTCTATATGATTTTAGGATTATGGAAGGAGAACAAGTTAAGTGGGCTTACCATGAAGATAACTATTATGCTTTCTCTAACACTTTAGGTAGCTCTTGTATGCGTTATGACAGATGTCAATCATACTTTGAAATGTATACTAGAGATCCTTCTAAGGTTAAGATAGGCGTACTTATGAGAGCCAATAGAGTAGCAGCTAGGGCTATTTTGTGGAATTTAGGTGAGCAGTGGGCTTACGATAGAATTTATTCTGTTAATACCGAAACTGAGAACCTACTTAAAACTGCCTTAGAATCCGCTAACTACAAGAAAATCTGGCAAACATACGAAAGACACTCTATTAAGATAGATTTAACTGGAATCACACGATTCCCTTATGTAGATACTCTTTACTGTTACCATCCTGACGATCAAGTCTTGAGTAACTATGGAGAAGGCCATCACTATACCCTTAGGTGTACTGGAGGTGATTTCTATAACCACTCAGGTCTTCCTGATACTATATGTTGTGTTGTTTGTGATGCAGAAATAGAATATGATGATTCTTGCCACATAGACGCAGGTAGATATGTAGACGAAAGATGTTGTGGTGATTGTTCTATCTATTCAGAGGTAATGGATGCTAATTTTACAGATCGAGATGACTTCGTACAAGACTATAATAGTGACCCTGTACTAAGAGATCGAGCTGTAGAATTGTTTGATGGAGATTATGCATATGAAAACGATGATTATCTCAGACAATATGAGAATGGTTTTGGTTTCTTTATTCATAATGAGCATGCGTATGAAGAGATTGATGGATGTTTCTATCATCCAGATGACGAGAACAAACCTGAAGCAGACACTTCAATCGAGGTTGTTACAGAAACTACACAAGATTTTACTTTTACAAGAGATACAGAGACTCCTTATATATTAACTAGTTCTTCTTCTGTCTCTAACTCTCTTTCTAGTTTTTCTTCATCTGGTTCTTCTATTGTCTATCACCCAAGTCAGTTTTCTGGGTACCTTGACACTCCTAGTACTCTCGGAGATATTGCAAGATCACTAGGAGAGTCAGCTCAGATTAATCAAATTACTGAAGTTAGTGAGAATACTCAACCTACAGAAAACACAGAGACTGCAGAAACTACTGAGAGTCCTGATCAATTTTTAATTTAAAAAATAATGAAATACACAACAAGTAAACTAGAATCAATAGACCACACCATTAAGGGTGATTTCCCAGTAGATTTTGATCTACTATTTGATATTATGTATCAACAAAGTCCTACCTATCAACCAGAACTCGAAGCACTTAAGAAAGATTGGCTTGTAGAGCTTATTTCTAAGATCGAAGGAGTTACTGTGTACGAGAGAGGAGGCAATATCTATTGCACAAAAGGAGCAGCAGAATTCTATCCTACTATCGTAGCTCACTATGACACAGCTCAAGACTATCATGCTGGGATGAGAATCTTTAAGACAGATGAATGGATTTTTGGCTTTGACAATGCAAGAGGCGAACAGTGTGGCTTAGGTCTCGATGACTCTGTAGGTGTATGCTTTGCTATCCAAATGCTTAAGATGATGCCTGCTTGTAAGGTGTTCTTGCCTTATGGCGAGGAGAGAGGTCTAGTAGGTACTTATGCTTGCGATATGAGCTTCTTTGACGACTCTTTGGTTGTTACTCAGCTAGATCGCAGATCCTATACAAATGACTTCATTAAGTATACAAATGGTGTTCAGACTTTCAACCCTGAGCATTATGACTTAATTGGTGATTTGATGGATAAGTATGGTTACACTCTTAATTCAGGCACAGCTACTGACGTAGGTGGTCTTCGTAAGCGAGGTCTTAAAGTATCTTCTCATAATTTATCTTGTGGTTATTTCAACGAGCATGGAGATAGCGAGGTAGCAAGTGTAGCACTTCTTACTAATGCTTTTAGTTTTGCTTATGAAATGCTTACAATGCTAGCTGAGAGAAACATTCCTCTTACCTTCCCTGTACCTAATCTTCGTTCTGAGCTTCCGTATGGAGGTAGTAAGACTAAATCTAGTACTACTTACTTGGGAACAGGTGCTAAGCAAATTAATATCTGGGATGACGATGATGAAGATTGGTACTATGACATACAGAGGGGAGAGTGGATGCCCCCAAAAAGCGAATTGGCTTCTACTAAAAGTTCAAAGCACTGGTCTAAACCAGAAGATCCCTTGGACATGTTAGATCCTTTTGGAGATATTGCTTATGATAAAGATAAAGCAGAAGAAGCCGCAGCAGAGGAGGAGTATGAAATCTACAGCGAATGGATAGCAGAATGTTATCCTCAGTATCAAGACCCAAGACTAAGAGAAGGACTAGAGTCATTCAGCAATAAGTCTAAAGTTCTCTACAAACAAGCAGACCTTGATGAAATGATGATGGAAGGTATCTGTCCTAATTGTCTAGGTGATAAACTTCACGTTACAAATGATTTGTTACTTAACAGTTATTGTTATGAATGCGAAAGCATCTTTAACGTACCTGAAGACGAGCAAGATTTCATTGAGACAATGATGAAAGACTGCAAAGCTGGGGAAGTTCCTTTCGAGGAAATTGTAAAACTGTAACTTATGGATATAGAACACTATGGAGAAAGTCTGGAGTCACATCCAGACTTTCTTTTTATGAAAAAAATGTGGATAGAAGACCAAATTCTCTTGCAAAAAGATGAGGATTTGCCTATCTTTGTAGACCCAATAAAGATTAATTCTCAGGAAATCTTTAAGGGTGTAAACTTTACTTTAATAAAACCAACAGATGAAGAAAACGTTTTACGAAGTCCTCTGGGCACTGCTACAGAAGGAGAAGATGATAGACAAGTGGATTTACGAAGAGAAACTTCTACATAACGGAACTACTTATAGTTGGACACCTAAAGCACTAGAGGATTTAGATCTTTCTAAATCTATCGGAGAGTTTATTTCTACTAGTACTTCTAACAATCCTACTCCACTGAGTAATCAAACTTCTGGAAAGAAGGAAATTGTTATCTCTGCTACTTGGCTAGCTGAGTTTGTAGGTAAGTTTAGTGCTAAGAATCTAGGAGTATCAGGTAAAACCACAGACAAATCTAGCGTAGTAAAACGCTTAATTAGATTTATCAGTGAGTACGACTACACTCTTGAAGAAATAGCACAAGCAACAGATCTCTACATAAATACACTTAAGTCTCAAGGAAACATTAGATTCGTTAGAGAGTGTGGTTACTTTATCTACAAAAAGATAGATAACGTAGACCAAAGCGACTTAGCCAAATGGTGTGAGGAGTTGAAGAATGGTAGTGGGCCAGCTTACAATAGTCATCAAATTTTGTAAGTATGGAGTTTGGACAATTAATTGGGCAGATAGAACGGAATAAACTAGTAAAGGAAGAGGGGGGATTAACTTCTATCCCTCCTCCATTTCCGAGACTAGGAGAACATTACGGAGGATTTACTAAAGGTTCTATTACTTGTTTAACAGCTGCATCAGGTGTAGGTAAGTCAAAGTTTGCTAAGTACATGACTATCTTAAACATCTACAAGCAAGTACGCTTGAACAAGAGTTCTATACAACCTAAAATCTTTTACTTTGCTTTAGAAGAAAGTGCTACAGACTTCTGGTTATCTTTTATCTCAATCTACATGTATGAGAAGCACAAGATAACTATTAGCGTACAACAACTAAAGTCTATTGGTAATTACACTATGACTAATGATCTTATGGCTAAAGTTAAAGAGGCTGAAAGATTCATCTATAACCTACAAGAGATCGTAGAAGTAGTTGATTACATTAGAAACCCTACGGGAATCTCGAAATATATTAGAGCCTATTTTGATAACCCTGAAATCGGAGAGCACACATATAAAGAACTCGAAGACGGTAAGAAGTTAATCACAGGCTATAAGTATAGATCAGAAGATACCTGGGTATTTTTTATTTTAGACCACATTAGTCTTCTATCTAATGAGATAGCTCCTGACACTAAGATTAAGTTGTCATCTTATCAAACCTTTGACTTTATGATTAAGGATTACGTATTAGAGGTTTTCTCTAAGCGTTACAAGATGATTAACGTAATTGTACATCAGCAGACACCTGCATCAGAGAAACAGACTTACACCTACAAAGGTCAGTTGATGGAAGAAAAACTAGAACCTTCAATGGAAGAACTTCACATTAACAAAGGTGTACACCAAGACTACGAGATTGTCATTGGTTTATTTAGTCCTGCTAGATACAACATTGCTACCCATAATGGATATGATGTAAGTATCTTAGGTAACAAGTATCGCTCCCTTAAATTCCTTAAAGACCGTTACTATGGCTTAGAAAACTCAAGCATAGGACTATATTTTAATGGAGCTAACGGAGAGTTCCAAGAGTTACCTAGACCCCAGGATATGAATAACCCAGTGGGTAATTATTATGAACGATTTTTAAAAATGTAAAGAATGGATGAACAACAGAACCCCTATTTAATTAGAATAATCAAGCAAATGTGTGATGTTATTAACGTAGACTATACTACTATCGACTTCAAGGAAGATGGATGGTATGAGAAGCACACATGGACCATAGAACAAGAAGACAACTTCTTGATGTGGCTTTCCTCAGAACTTTACAACAATGAAGATATGAGAGAAGAGTTATTAACTGACCCTGAGAAAGATCTTCAGAACTGTTTCACTGCCGCTGTGCACTTTGTAGGCAACTTTGGGTGGGATACAGAAGATGATATCATAGGACAAATAGACGAAATCGAAGAAACAAAATAAAATAAATATATGTCAAGCAAACTAATCGCAATTGTAGGACCTTCAGGTACAGGTAAATCTACCTCTATCAGAACCCTCGATCCCAAAGAAACCTTTATCATCAACGTAGCAAGGAAAGAATTGCCTTTCAAAGGAGCAGAGAAACTCTACAACACTGAGTCAAAGAACTACATGGAAGTAGATGAGATCGCTCAAATCACAGCTTTGTTACAACAAATTAGCGATAAAGCACCACACATCAAGAATGTAATTATGGATGATGCTATCTACTCTATGTCTTTCCTTATGATGAAGAAAGCTAACGAAGTAGGTTTCGGTAAATTTGTAAACTTAGCTAAGGATGTAACCAACATGCTTACTACAGCTCGCAAACTTCGTAGTGACCTTAAAGTATTCTACATCACTCACTCAGAAAACATAGAGGATGATGGACATATCGTAGGTCAGAAGATTAAGACTATCGGTAAAGCTTTGGACAACCAAATTGTGTTAGAAGGATTGTTTACTATCTGTCTTTATACTCACGTAGGTGAAGATAAGGATGAGAAAGCAACCTATCATTTTGTAACCAATCGTTTCAAGAACTATCCTGCGAAGAGCCCTATGGATATGTTTGCTGATACATTGATTCCAAATGACCTAAGTCTTGTATGTCAGACAATCGACACTTATTACACAGAAGAAGTACCAACAAAAAAGAAATAAAATTTAAACAAACTTAAAGACAAACAATTATGAAATTCGAAGAATTAGAAACCAGAGAGCCTTCATCAGGCAAAAAAATGTACACAGGATTTGCTCCTATTCAAATCGTTGCTGTAAACCCAACTAGTAAAGCTCTTGCTGCACTTTTGGGAATTGACGAAGATAAAATTAAAGAACCTAACTACCAAGGAGAAAACGGAATGCGTTTGGACTTCTGGTATGTAAACCATCCAGACTTCAAAACAGAATTACGTGGTAAGTTCTCTTTGTGGGTTAACAACGATACTCGTACCTCACAAGCAGGTAAGAAACAGTTTATTGACAACTATACAAAAACCTCTTGGGCTCTTAACTTGGCTGACTTGAGCGATGCACAATCTGCTTTGGATCCTTCTCGTAGAATGGATTTGAGAAGTGCACGTGAAGCTAAAGGTGGTGAAGAGTCAATTTACTCTTTGCTTAAGGCTTATGGTAACATCTCTCCTAAAGAGAAGCCATTTGTACTTGACTCTTGGAACTCTATTGCTAGAGGTAAGGGTAATGAGTTGGTAGACTTCTTTGCTCATTTTAACAAAGCTAACATGGGTGTTAAAGTTCTTTTAGGAATTAAAGATGGTAAGTACCAAGATGTATGCACTAAGGTATTTGTTAACGTAGGTGGTAAAATTACTGACTACGTAGCTAAGCAAATCACTGGTGAGTATGGTTTCAAGAGTTTCTATGGAAACTTTACCTTCAAAGAATACACTGAGAATGATGCTCCTGAAAGCAATGAAGTAGAGAGTCCTTTCTCTAACGAACCTTCTATGAGTTGGGATACTAATGAGGTAGCAACTGCACCTATTAGCGAAGACGTAGACAGCTTGTTCTAAATCTTTTAAATTATTCTATTCTATTTTTAAAAAAGGGGGTTACATTTGTAGCCCCTTTTTTATTAACTGACTATGGATTTAACAAGTATTGAAATCAGACCTAACGTACAAACACTGTACAAACTTGTAGGACAAGAAACCTTGATGTCTTTTTACTTCGGAGAAAAGATAGACTTGAGAAATAAGTATAAGAATCCTTTCAGATCTGATAAGCATGCTACCTGTTTCTTCAAGTGGAGTCAAGGAGGTAACCTTTACTTTATTGATTACGCTACTGAGAAAATCCACTATAACTGCATAGACATAGCTCAAATGAGAACAGGATATGAGTATCCTGATATCCTGTATAAAATTGAGTCAGACTTCCAGCTTAAGAACTTTAGCCTAGAAGACAGGCTTGGACTTAAAATAGAAGTAGATAGTCTTAAAACAGTTAAACCAGCAGAAGTAAAACCTGCATCCATTAAAGTAAAACTAACTAAGTTCAATCAGAAAGATTTAGAATACTGGTCTCAGTTCGGAGTAACAGAAAAGATTCTTAAGTTCTATGATGTACGAAGAGTAGAAAAGGCTTGGATAGCAGAGAATATATGGTACATTAATAACGACTTTGATCCTTGTTATCGGTATAAAGAGAAAGATAAGTTTAAACTATATCGTCCTTATGCAGATAAGAGAGTAAAATTTAGAACTAACTTCTTTGGAGGTATGCTTGAGGGTTATACCCAGCTACCACATAAGGGAAGTATCTTAATTATTACCAAAGGAACTAAAGATGTGATGACCTTACATTCTATTGGAGTTAATGCAGTAGCTGTTAGAAGTGAAACAACTCCTATCTCAGAGAACGCCTATGAGCTTCTTAAGGCTAGGTTTGATTCCATATATGTTTGGTTTGATGCAGATAGAGCAGGAATAGAAGGAGCAAAGAAGATATCAGAGATGTACGATATACCAGTATTGTATCATCACGCAAGCTTAGGTAAAGACATAAGCGACATTTACAAAGTACACGGAAAAGAAAAATTAATAGAAATATGCCAACAGTTCACGATATTGTAAAAGAAGCCTTAGCGTTAGCGTTTAAGGACTTAAAAGTGGAATCCTTAGTACAGGAAGGTGTTTGGAACAGAACAAGAAGCAAGAGTAAATATTCTAAGTATTATACAAAGAATGTAACGATTGTAACCCCAGAGGAAGCAGCAGCAAAGAGATTGGCTACATTTCAAAGATCGCAAGAAACCAAAATAAACATTAGAAAGTTTAACGAGTTAGAGCAATCTATTATGTCTATTATATGTAGAGTACATAAGGTCGATATAGAAGACTTTGTAAGACTACGTAGAGGAAGAGAGTTAGTAGACGCAAGATTTCAGTTTGCAGCTGTGTTTAGACTTCAGTTCTACTACACATTATCTAAGATAGGATTCCTCTTATCTAAAGATCACTCAAGTATCATCCATTCTATTAAGAAACACAAAGACTTTTACGACACTATTAGCTCTTATAAGGCTCAGTATGTAAAAGTTCTTAACGAGATTGAGAAAGAATACCCAGGACTCCTTAATACGGTCTTAAATCCTAACATTATTTTGGTAGAAGACAGAGCAGGTTGGGGTAAGAAGTCAAGAACCTTAGTTAACGGAGTGTTTTTAGAGCACATTAATAATGAAAAAACTAATTGATATACCAGACGATTGGTATCAGCATTTAAGAGAAACAATAGAGAGTCCGTATTTTAGAAGCCTTGGGGGTTTCATCGCTAGGGAAAGAGCAAGTAAACAGATCTTTCCTAAGAAGGATGAAGTCTTCAGGGCTTTTAATTTAACTCCATTTCAGAAAGTTCGTGTAGTTATACTAGGTATGGACCCTTATCCAAACAAACATAAGGGGGAACCAGTAGCATGTGGACTTTCTTTCGCACCTAGAAATCGAGACTACATACCTCCTTCCCTTAGGATTATGTACAATAGAATCAAACAAGACATTTATCCAGACGAATTATCCTTCCCCATAGATATGAACATAGAATCATGGGCTAAGCAAGGAGTTCTTATGTTAAACGCTGCTTTGACTATTGAAGAAGGTAAGTCAGGTTCTCACTTGGAGCCTTGGAAACAGTTTACCGAAGAAGTACTTAAAACTTTAAGTAGTAGTACTACAGGTTTAATCTTTTGTTTCTGGGGTAAGGACGCCTTAAAGTTTGCTCACTTAGTTGATGACAAATTTCACCACGTATTAACAGCATCTCATCCTGCTTCCGCACTATACAAAGGAGGAGAGTGGGAGTGTGATCACTTTACAAGAATTAACCAAATCCTTATGGCCAGCAATCCAGATGATATTGTATGGCTAGAAAACTTAAAATAAAAACATGAATTGGCAAGATTATGAGGCCTTAGGGCACTTAGAACTAAAAGGACAACTAGTAGAATTTATCACTACTAGAGTTAAAGAAGTAAGACAAATGGAACAGAGCAGTGAGTACGATTACTGTGAGATCCAAGGAAGAGTCAAAGAACTAGCAGAACTAACAAAATTTATCGAATCAATTAAAAAAATCAAACTATGAATAAACTAGATTTATTAAACTCATCAAGAACAAATTGGGTAGTAGAAAAGAAAGCCTTGTTTGGTCCTGATGGAGAACCCACACCAGCATTTGGAGTCTTTAGAACAGACAACAACAGATGTTTAGGTATTGTAGGAGCCAAGTATGTTCCTACACAGAACGAAGAAATCCTAGATATGTTACTTGAAGCAGCAGCCCGAGTGAATATATCAGGTGAAAGAGGTGGTATGCTTGGAGAAGGACAGAAAGTCTATTACCAGTTTCCCCTAGAAGATGTAAAAATCGGAGGATCTTTTAACAAAAGATACTTAACTGCTTTGACTTCCCATGATGGAAGTTCTCCTATAGGCTTTGGTGCCACTAACGTAACTGTTGTATGTGCTAATACTTTTTATATGGCACTAAGGGATTCTCAGCGTGTAAGACACACCAAGAATTCACATGGTCGCCTAAGTCTTATCGTCTCTCAACTCCAAAACTCTCTCACCCAAGAAGAGCAGTTCATTGAAAAGTTGATTGATATGAGTACTATTAACGTACCTGAAACTGTTTCAGATGACTTTATCTTAAGTATTATCGGAGGTGATGTAGCTAACTCAAGAGGTAAGAACAGAGTAAACGATTTTCGTAGGTCTATTACTGCAGAGTATGAGACACACGGTAACACTGCTTATGCTTTGTTTAACGCAACTACTCGCTTTACTAACTATATGATGTCACACAAAAGTGTGGAAGCTAAGCGTGAGTCTTTGATTCATGGTAGTGCTTACACCATTAATAATAAAGGTTTGGAATTAATTTCCGAAACCTACACTCCCGTTCATAGAGAGTTATTATCTTTGTAATACCTGTTGCATGCCAAAAGATTAGGAGGTCACTAGATCTCCTTTTCTTTTTGTGTGTTCTCAGTTATATTTGTAGAGTATGTTAAAGAGAACACCTAAGAAGATTCCCGTAAAGGGATTACCTGAAGAGAAAGATTTGCAGAAGCCTTGCTCTGAATGTGGTAAGATTAAAGCAATAGCAAACAAGACTAAGAGATTGTGTGCTAGCTGTGTAGTAAAAGAAAAGAAGGCTAAGCAAAAAGTCCGCAAGGAGATCAAAAGAAAGATCAAACAAGAAACTATCACTCAAACTAAGTTAGACCAAATAACTTCCTGGCTAGTAAGAGGAGCACACATTAACAAATGCCATGCTTGTGAGATTACGCTTGACCCTAAAGGACTTCAATGTGCACACTTCGTAGGAAGAACCAAAGTATCTACACGATACCATTTGACTAATCTCTTACCTGCTTGTCCTAAATGCAACCTATATACTCCTCACCACGTGTGGAACTTAGGTAAGTCTTTAAATAGGATATGGGGAGAAGACACTACGGAAGACATGTTGCAACTCTCTAATAAGATTCTTAAGCTAAGCAACCATGATAGAAAACTCATCTACGATGTATATAGAACTTGCCTTACAGATATTGAACAAGGCAACTATAGTCAGACTGAGAAGTATCAGAAGCTACGTGAAGCATTACACGATTATAACAAAATAGTAGGACCATTATTAAAATGATTTATCTAGTAACAAAACAAGATATCTCCCTGCCTGATGTAACCCTCTGCTCTGTACAAGATTCCCTAGATTACTTAAATAAGTTAGACTCTATTGGTGTCGATACCGAGACTAGTGGTTTTGATCCATATACTTGCAAGTTTTATACCTTGCAATTAGGAGACCAAGACGTACAGTATGTTGTAGATCTATCTACAATAGACATCCAAGAGTACAAGAATTTATTAGAAATTAAGGAACTAATAGGTCATAACTTTAAGTTTGACTTACGATTCTTGTATCATCAGAGAATTGTACCCACTAGGGTATATGATACATTTTTAGGCGAGAAAACATCCCGTTTGGGTATAGAAAGTCATAGATGTTCTTTAGCTGCTTGTGTACAACGTCATTGCGGAGTAACACTTAGTAAGGAAGAACGAGCAAATATTACAGGTAGACTAACCGAAGGGTTTGTTAAGTATTCTGCTTATGACGTAAAATACCTACACGAAATCAAGTCGAAGCAAAACTTTACCCAATTTACAGAAGGTACAGATGTGTCCATTCAATTGGACAATCGCTTTGTTTTAGTACTAGCATATATCGAGTATTGTGGTATGAAGCTAGACGTAGAACAATGGACCAAAAAGATTGAGAAAGTACAAGTACAAGCTGATGAGGCAGTAGAAGCACTTAACAAGTTTATTCTGGAGAACAAGATGTCCAAATTTATAGACACTCAGTTAGACATGTTCTCTACAGGTAACAAGATTAATGTGAATTGGAACTCACCCTCACAGGTTGTAGAATTCTTTGAAGCTATAGGTGTAAACACAACTGTAGTCGAAAAAGGAGTGAAGAAACAAACTATAGAAGCAAACCATCTAATTAAGTTTGTAGACAAGTACCCAATTATTAAAACCTATCTCTCATTCAAGGAAGCACAGAAAGATATAGGAACTTATGGTTACAACTGGATAGAACAAATTAATCCAGTAAGCGGAAGAATCCACACACAGTTTAAGCAGTTGATGAACACAGGACGCTTATCTAGTGGTGGTAAATCTGGTAACGTAAAAAACTTTAACTTTCAAAACATTCCATCAGACCAAGAGACTCGTAGTTGTTTTGTAGCAGCAGAAGGAAATACTCTAGTAGGGTGTGACTATACAGGACAAGAACAGATTGTATTAGTTAACAAATGCTTAGATAAAAACCTACTTGAGTTCTACGATAACGATTTAGGTGATATGCACTCGTTCATAGCGAGTAAGATGTATCCTGAGTTAGATGGTATGGACTTAGATGACATCAAGAAGAAACACAAGGATAAGCGACAATCAGCTAAGGTTGCTGGCTTTGCAATCAACTATGGTGGTAGTGGTATTGGTATAGCAGACCAACTAGGATTAAATGTAGAACAAGGTCAAAAAATCTATGACGCATACTTTGCAGCTTTCCCTGGACTTAAGGCTTACTTTGATGAAACTAAGAAGTTCGGTATCGAGAATGGTTATGTGTTAATCTCTCCCGTAACAGGTAAGAGATCCTACGTAGATTATTACGAAGAGTTTGCACAGATTAAGGGCGAACTAACCAAAGAATTCTGGGATAGGTACAAATCTATGAAGAATAGTGACACTCCTACTGCTAGGCAAATGAAGGAGAAGGTCAGTAGGTTCTTTAGAAAGAGAGGTGACATTGAAAGAATGTCATTAAATTATCCTATCCAAGGTGAGTCTGCGGAAATTACTAAACTAGCTTGTGTGTATTTCTGGAATAAGTATTTAATACCTAATAATTTATTGTTTAAAGTATTGATAGTCAATATAATACACGATGAAATATTAGTAGAAACTCCTCTAGAAATAGCAGAAGAAACAGCAAAACAATTAGAAAAATCAATGGTAGATGCAGGTGCTAAGTTTTGCAAAAGAGTAAGACTAAAAGCAGATCCTTGTATCGCTCCGTATTGGAAGAAGTGATGAAAGAAGAAGAGATTAAAGAAGTTAGGAGAACATATCTTCTAGCTAGAGCTGTAAACACACAATACCAATTCATTCGTGAGTTCGTTAATCCTGATTTAAAGAAAGCAATCAATGAAGCAAAAGCAAAGAACGCTTACTTTATAAAACTTTTAGACGGTTATTTGGAAAAGAGAAACGTAAGTAATCAGATTGACGAAGACGAAGAGTTGGCATTCTTGTTATTAGAAGAAATAGAAAAAAGAACAAACAATAAGTTATGATAAATAGAGTTTACATTCCTGCATCTCTATCCCTTAACATAGATGGCACAGTTCATCTTAAGGGAGATAGAGAATTAATGCAGACTTATTTTAGAGAACTTATGAAACAAGATCCAAAAGTAGATGTAGAGATTTGTATCACACGAATTGACTCAAAGAAAACAAACCCTCAGTTGGCTTATTTTTACAGTACCCTAGTACCTATCATCCGAGGAGGATTTGAATCGCTTACAGGGGAAGTATATACCAAAGAAGACGTAGTTGCTTTCCTTAAGGACAAGTACTTCTACGAAGAGATTATGTTTCAGGGACAATTCATCAAAACTCCTCTCTCACTTTCTAAGGGAAAGAAGGAAGAAGTTCATAAGTTTATCCAAGATGTTATTACCTTTGCAAGAGAAATCCTGGGAGTGGAAGTACCAGAACTAAGCTAACTTAAAATAAAAATTATGTTATACATTATAGAACCAAGAACAGAAACAGACAGAGTAGAAGCCGTGGGCTTACCTGGAATTAAACATCACTATGGTGAGAATTCAGTTACTTACATAGACGATCAAGGAGACAAAGGAGAAATTACAATCTCTATAGGGTCTATCGTTAATTGTAATGGAACTCCTGGAGTAGTCACAGAAGTTGTTCCTATGAAGTTTGGAAGAGTTATCCTAACAGTTAAGTTAGATCATACTCCTAAAACTACTACAGGAGCTTTAATGCGTTGAGTATGACAGATGATTTCCCTGCTATGGAAGATTATAACGAAGGCAAGCAAGCACTTCGTTTTAACAAAGGCAAAGCACATTGGTCTTTAGTAGATTTTAAGTCTCTAGAGCCAATGGTGGAAGTCTTAGAGTTTGGAGCGAAGAAGTATGCACCAAACAATTGGAAGAAAGGAATGCCAGTAAGCGAAGTAGTTGAAAGCATGCTTAGACATACGTTCAGTTTGTTGTCAGGTGAGTCTCACGATAAGGAGTCTTTGATTCACCACATAGGACACATACAATGTAACGCTATGTTTATTGCTTACATCCTTAGGGAGAAGCCTGAATTTAATGACTTGACAGATGAAGGTAAAGTTCAGTAACTTCTTTAGAGGAAAACAAGGACAACGAGATTATCCTTATTGGTTTTTCTACATAATCCCTACACTAACCCTTAGCAGAACACACTCTAGACAAAAGTTTAGTGTTCACTTAGGGTTTTTGTTTTTTAATTTAACTTTAACAATAGACAAATGATTTTAGATCAAGGATACTTAGATAGTACAGCACAGAGTCAAAGCAGACTTAAAAAGCTATTACAACACCCAAACCTTTATTATAATTACGACCCTAGCTCCGATACAGATGAGCCAGCAGAAGTAACTCTAATAGGTGATGGAGTTGATTTAATTTTAACTCAAGGAGAAGAAGTATTCAGATCACAGTTCCACATTAGTAGTGTAGAAAGACCTACAGGACAGATGGGAGATTTTGTATGGAGTCTGTTCTGTAACCGAGAAGATAGTATGGCTGAGACTATTGCATATGAAGCAGCAAAGTTTAAGCGAGATACTATTGCCAAGGTGAGAGAAAGATTCGAAACAGAAGGTAAGACCTACTACGAGGATTTGATTGCAGCAGAAGGCAAGAAAGTAATCTCCTTTGCCCAAGAAGCTTTGATTATTAATATCGCAGAAGGACTCAAGATTCATCCCTTTACTTCTAAGTTTGTAAAAGGTAACTCACAGTACAAGGTATTTACCCAACAAGCTTTAAGCTTTGAATACTTAGGAGTGCAATGTAAGGGTTTGCTAGATTTAGTAGTTGTGGACGTAGTAAACAACATACTTTATCCTATCGACCTGAAGACTACTACTACTTCTTTAAACTTCTGGACAGATACTCTTATTAAATATCGGTATGACTTTCAAGCGGCATTCTATACAGAAGCTTTAAAGCAAACAGACCTTAGTATCTACGGAGAGAATCTAACAATTAGTAACTTTAGATTTATTGTAGAAAGCCAAAAGTTTCCAGGTAGCCCTATAATCTATGAGCTGTCAGATGAAGCCCTGACTATAGGTAAGATGGGAGGAGTATTTCAAGGTAAGAGTTACGAAGGTTTCCACCAAGCCATTGAGAGACTTATGTGGCACTCTGAGAATGATTTGTGGGCATACACTAAAGAAGATTACGAAAATGACGGTATCAGAGTTATCTAATTATATAGGGGTGAACGAGGACACTAACAATACAACTAAGTTTATGAGTCCCCTGATATTTACTTCAGGGGCCCAAGCTGCTAGACTGCTGTATAACTTTGGTTTAGTTAATGTTTATCTAGACGATTATGGTTTTAGGGCTAAGCATTCTAACTGTTTGTTCTTTCTATTTGACCCTGTAGATAGTACTGCCTTCAAAGCTTTTGAAGAAAAGATCACTAGCTTTGAGTCTTTTTATGATTACTATGAAGTAGATGAGAGGATAATGTATGTATTCAAGCCTAACAAGATCTATCACAGGGACCTAGAGATGTTTAAGCAGAATAGATTTGATGAGTTTTCTGAGGATTACAAAATTCTTTTGCATAAAGACATAAAGTTTGATGATGTATTTGTGGATATTACAAAAGAAATTTATAGATTTGAAGAAAGTTTAAAACCATAGTATGCATAAGATACCAATCATTTACAACACAACAGTAGGAGATAAAGCATTGCTTTACTTAGATTTAACTAAAAGAATTTCTCAAGAGTCCTACTGTGAAAGACTCCAAGTAGGAGCCTTAATTGTTAAGAATGGTAACATCATCTCCTTTGGTTATAATGGCACACCTTCTGGGTTCCCTAATGTTTGTGAAGCCAACAATGTAACCTTTGAATACGTACTACACGCAGAGTCTAATGCAATCACTAAAGCATGCAAGAGTCCTATCAGTACAGAGGGAGCCACTATGTACTGTACTCATGCATGCTGTGTGCATTGCGCTAAGTTGATAATTCAAAGTGGAATCACTACATTTGTATACATCGAAGACTATAGAGACAGATCAGGCTTAGAGCTTTTGATTGCTGCAGGTCTAGATGTAATTAAAGCAGAACTAAATTAAAAAAGATATGAGCATCAAAGTAAAAGGACACAGAGTATTACTTAATCGTCCTGTAAAAGAAGAAAGACTTATCAAGTTGAGTCCAGAGATGGAGGAGGCAATGGAGTTTGAAGAGTTGAAGAAGTTGAAGAACCTAGAAGTATTTGCCGTTGGAGAAGAAGTTCAAGGTATCAACGTTGGAGACAAAGTCTATGTACAGTTAATGTCATTGCAATCTGCAGAACTAGTAGAAGTAGAGGGCAATGAAAAAATCATGGTAAGGTCTAGCGACATCGCTATCATCTGGTAATATATACGACTATGTTATTCTACTATACCGAAAAAGAGAAAATCGAGAGTGGTGAAGAGATGGAACTCGTTATTAAAAAGGGTTTCTCTTTTGACCTTAACAAGGTGTTGATGACCTATCCTACAGAGAATGGATTGGCTATTGTTCTTGAGGGAGCAGCAGACAAACTTAATCCTGTAGACTATCAATACAAGATTGATCCTGCAACTAAGCAAAAAGTTCCAGTAAAAATCACTAAATTTGAAATCACAAGTGAGCCTATCGTAGTTGAGTTGAAGGTAAAGGAAGAGATTCTTGCTTTCTTTAGCTTAACAGGTGGACCACAAGCGATCTAATAGTTTTAGTTTATTTAGTTTTAGTTTTTAGTTATTTTACCAACCAAATGAAAAGGGGCTCTTAATAGGGCCCCTTTTTATTTAAAGTCTTATTAAAGTCTTATTACTCTCGGATACTCTAGTCCTACTGCAAGTATGACATCTAATCCGTATATACTTTCTATTGTGACATCATCTTCGTCTTCTACTCCCATCTCTATAAGCAAGTCTTCGAACTGCTCTTCGGTAAGTAGGACTGCATTAGGTCTCATTGCTTGACCATCCTTCTCCGAGTCTAGATAGAATTGATTTATTAATTTGTCTATATCTGCTAGGGTAATCATCTTATTTTTATTTAAAGCGAATATAAAACGAATAAATCAAATCCGTATCTTTTTCTACTAAATCAAAGGAAACTCCTGGATACCCAGGGCCAAAGTTGTTCATAATCCACTTAGAAGAACCATACATAGACAATACATTACGGTATCTAAACTTGTATGCTTGTTGCATACTCTCTGTATGTAGGTCTCCTTTTACTATCGAGATATTTTTATTCTCTCCTAAGTTGTGGTGATTGATGTACTTATTAAGGAAGTTTTCTGCTTTTTCATTTAAGAAAAGGGGAAGACCGTGCTTAAGATCTTCAGAATCTTTTCCGTGAGTGAAGATAAACGTATGTTTGCCATAGTCAAAATGTTCTAAGAACTTCTCCATTATCGTTACTTTGATGAATGGATAAGCTGTATTTAAGTATAAGTTTAATGCTTGATTAGTAATGTAACCGAATGAACCTGCATGGTTATCGTTAGTTTGCATTACTGCGTGAAGGTTATTTGCTAAGTTTCTCTCTACTAATGTATCAAAGAATCTCTTATGAGCATAAAGATAAGTCATAAAAGCTTCTTTATTATCCATGTTCTGAGGCAATTGGTGACCTCCTCTAGTAGTGTAGCCATTCCAACCATCTAAAGAGTCACCCAAGTCACAAATAAACAAGTCTTCTAGTCTTCCATAAGTCTTTACTTGTCTTTCTATTTCCTCTAGAGTTCTATTCATTCGCTCCTCAAAGACATTCTCATTGTATTCGTTACCAAAAAGAGCAGTAGAGTGTGTAAGTGCACCTACATGTTTGTCACTCATGTATACGAATAAGCCTCTCTTAGTGCTCACAGGAGCTTTCTTAGGCGTTGGATATACATTGATGTCAGACTCTAAAAAAACTTCTCTTAAAATGCCTTCTATGTCATCATTAAAAGTATCCTCAGGCTTTATATGAGCAAATAAGGCTGACACTAGCCAGCCTGCACTCTTTTCTTTACTCCAATACTGAACTAATTTCCACTTAGTAGTATCTATTTTGTGGATTCTAATTATCTCTTCTGCAGATCTAGGTTGTTCAGAGACTAGTTTAGATACTTCTAAGGTACCTTTTTCTAGATTCTCATCGTATGTTCCTAGAGTTGTATTAGAATTAATCTCAGATTGTGGGTTTGGCATGTAAAGAGGATCACCTTTTAGAAGTTTAGCCATAGCTGATCTTTTTAAATCACGAACTCGCTTACCCCTTAACTGATTACGTTCTTCAGGATGATAATTAAAACGAAGAGCAACTTCAATAGCTGTCTCATTCGTATTTGGATTGTCCATATAATACTGGACAATCTGTTTAGAGATTGGCATCATAGGCTTGGTGGTTAAAGTATTAACCCTATGGTTAACAAAGCTATAGCAATTAATCCGCCTTTCAAAACATTCTTCAATGTTTTTATAGTTTCTGCTTGAGATCTAACTTTAGTATCTAAGCGAACTATCTCTACCTTGGCTGTATCTAAAGCCTTTTGGTAGTTAGGAACTATAGAATCTTTATAATAATGCAGTTGAAGACTGTCTGCTTTGACAATCTTCTTTAAACTAACTACTCTTTCACGTGCTTGAATTCCTTTTAAGAACTCATTATTCAACTCCTTTAGCGGTAAGCTGTCTAGAGATTGTGAGTAGATACTTTGTGCCGTCAATATCAGGCATAGTGTCAATAGCAATCTGAATTGTGTCATACTTTAAGGTGATTTTTTCATAGTTGTGATACTCTTCGTGCTTGATGTGCTCTAGAGAGTCTATCTTTTCGAAGTAAGTATCGTTGGCTTTATCTATAGAATCTATAAAAGATATTACTTGGTTAGTGTCCTGCTCTTGTACATACTCGTACCTGTAAAGCAGGTATACAATAACAAAGAAAAAGATAAAGTTAAGTTTAATCGAGAGGTTTTTCATCGTGGTTGAATTTATGTCTGTCTATTTTTTCTAGAACTTGGGATAGTACACTGTTATCTATGATTCCTACTGTATGTGCATTCTTAAGAGCACTAATCAGTTGGAAGATAATAAAGGGAGCACAAATAGTCTCACTTAGCCAAAATGTACCATCAAATCCTTTCTCTACTAGGAGAACAACGGATAGTATTACTACCCAACCAACCAAAGTCTTAAGAACTTTTAGTGCCTTACGAGTTTGAAAACCTTCTTTCTTTGTTCCAGCCCACACACCAAAGAAACCATCTAAACTAACAACAGACACTATAGCTAAGAACTGCTCGAAGTTATCTGCAGTCAACTTTAAAAAATATGTGCCTAAGAAGGCACATACTGTAGTGAAAGCTATTAGAAGGGTTTTCATTAAGCGTTGTAAGCGATTACTGAACCAGAAGAAAGTGTGATAGAAGAGATAGTTGTACCTTTAGGTACGCTAATCTTCATTGTTGGAGCTAAAGTAATCCCAGATAAACTTAGTGAAGTCATAAGACTATTACCGCTTTGATCTAAGATTGCTGTAACTACAGCAGATGCGTTTACTACAAAGTACTGAAAGCTTCCTGTAACAGGAGAAGTACCTGAAATAACTTTGCTACCATTCATACCTGCTTCCGCAGTTACGCTAGCATTGATGCAACAAAGTTGACTTTCGATTTGACGAAGTTTCTTTGATTGCTCTCTGAGAATGTCATGAGTTTCCATAATGTATATTATCTTTTACGACTCTAAGTCCGACCTAAGTCCGTATACACAAATTTACTTTAATTTAAAATAAAGTCAAGAGATAGTAGACTAAGGAGTTACTTTCTCCTTAGTCTTTCTGATTCTACCTTATTTCTTAACCCTTCTACTTTAGATTCCAGCTTATCTCTTAGGAATTCTTCGGGGTTATTTTGCATCTGATACCTCTCGATTTCCTTATTGAGTCTCGCTGCTTCCCTACTTCCCAATGAAGAACCAAACTTTCTATTTCTATAGTAGGCTCCTACGTATGGATACTGCATTCCTATGATCTCCATCTTACTCTCCAAGGAAGCAATCTCTTTAAATCTCTCTATTCTTTCTCCTTGATCTGTGATTCTCTTTGAAGGATCTACTGACTTTAACTCTTTTTTAATCTCGGACACTCTCTCGCTCAATTGGTTATAGCTTCCCATAGGATCTAGTTTAATCCTTCTTTCTTCCGTTAAGTCTAACCTTGGGTTGTATTTCAATACAGTATAAAGCTTTTTCTCTGGCTGTAGGAATTGACTCATACCTGACTCTGCTCCTGTATAAATCATGAAAGCTGCAAGTAGATTAGGCTTACCATACAGTGCTTTAGGAGTACTGAATGAGTTAGGAAGACCATTAGCATACTTATATGAGAAAGAACCAAAAGGATCTGACCAAGTATCTCCATCAAACAAAGGAGTCAATGCATCATAGGAAGCTTTAGTTGTACCACCAATAACACTCCAACCTAACTGTTTACCTCTTGCTATTGTGTTACTCTCTCCTGGTTGTTTGGTAGGAGTTTGATAGAATGACTTGTAAGCCCAGTTTGCTGCCCCTATAGGACTAAAGGTAGTTAACTCGTCATGTATACCTTGAAGTAAGTTAGCAATAAACGCTAAGAATGGACTAGTGCTCTCCTCATCATCTGGATCTAAAGACTTAGCTATGATACCCATAGTAGTGATCAAGGCTTGTTGTATAGCAAGCATACCCACTAAGTTGGTAGCTGCAGTACGCATCCTAGACTTTTGTTGATCTGTAACTGTCTGGTTAGCCATAGAACTACCACCCAAAGCAAGTAGTTTTAAATAAGAACCAACTTCTCTGTTAAATCCTTTCTCTATGTTACCTGTATTTAACTGGAGTCTTCTTGATCCATACTTATTATTAAATGTAGTAGCTAACCAACGCTTCATACTCATGACCATTCTTGCAAGAATATATCTTTCGTATTGAGCTGACCCTCTCTTATAGTAGTTACCCTGTGTTGAGGTAAAGTAATTAAAGATTCTATCTCTGATCTGTTGTTCTAAGCGAGATATGTTCTCTACTTTTACTCCAGCTTTAAGCTGTAGTTTACCGTCTACTTGTTCATATGCTTCTGCTAACTTAATAGTTCTTGTTGTTCCACCTTCTTCAATCTGAACATTGTACTGATTCATGATAGACTCGAATACAGCAATAGTAGAAATACTCTCCAAGTATCCACGAATTACAAAACCTGCAGTCTCACTAGATACAAATCTATTCAACATAGTCTGATGAATAGTATCTGCCTTAGCTCCAGGTTGTGCTTGTGGCATAGCATTAAAGTGCATTAAAAGGTCTGCGTAGTAAGAAACATTACCTCCACCTCTGTAAACTTCAAACATCTTATCTGATTGTTTAAGTCCTCTCCACATACCCTGAATGAATTCTTGTCTACTTACGCCTGCTAGATTTGCATTTATTCCTGCATTCCATAAGTTGACTGCAAAGTTCTTAATAGATGCAATTGCGTTAAACTGCAAAGCTTTACGTTGACCTACTGACAAAAACTTGTTGGCAGGACGAGTAAGAAGTTTAACAAACTTTGTATTACCCATTGAGTTAATCTCTTCTCCGTAGAAGTTCTTAGAGATTTCAAAGTCTACTGTAGACAAAGTACTTTCAGCAGTTTTGTTTCTTTCTAATGCATCTCTAGTGCTGAAGACAGTAGGCATAATCTTTTGCATAGCTGCAAAGTGTGAAGAGTAAACTCCATACTTAGCGATATTACCCAAGATATTATAAGATACCTGATCTGTATTCAATGGAGTTTTGTAACGACTACGAATCAATTGTACTTTTCTTCCTGAGATAGTCTCTACCTCAGACTCGTCTAACTGTTCGTATTGACTAGAACCTATGTTAGGTACAAAAGCTAACTTAAACAACTCATAGATACCTGAGAAAGTATCAAGAGGTCTTCTGAAAACATTAGATAAAGTCTCAAATGCTGTCTTGTTCTCATTTACTAGAGAGTATCCGATACGTTGACTCTTAGGCAACTCTTTCTGTACGTCCTCGTGTAAAGAGATAATTTCATCTAGAATTGCTCTCTCTTGAGAAGGAAGGCTGTAGTACTCTTGGTTAGAGTATTTACCATCAGAAGTCTCTCTTGGTCTAGGTTCAGAAGTAAATCTGTAGTCTTTGTTCTTGAACTTATCGTCAATTACAGGTATAGACCATTGGAATGAAGGAGCGTCCTCAATAATGTGACGAGCATCCTTAGGAAGAATCTGAGTCCAGATATAAGAAGGTCTTTCTTTAGTTGTAGTTACTGTGTCTCCGTTTACTATCTTTACCTCTTCGGTAACAATATGATTGTCCTTATACCACTGACTTGCTCTAAATCTATCGTCTATTTCTTCTTCTAGGATTGTTTGTTTTATTTCTTCTACAGTTGTAAATGTACTCATCAACTGTGCTGCAATGTAAGTCTCTCTTCTTGTCTTTGCTTTCTCCTCCAACGAATCCATGAACTCTTGGTCTTGAGATACCTCTGTTCTGATTGTTGCTTGGACTTCTGCTACTTTGTCTTTGTAGTATTGGGTTTCTTTTCTACCCTGCAAAGCATTAAGCATTTTATACAGTCTGCCTAACTCTGACTTATCATCTGCACTTAACTCTCTTGCCTCTGCATACTTCTTGATGTCTTCTATCTCTGCTTCTATGTCTTTAACTGTCTGAAACAAATTACCTGCATTGACTACATCATTACCTTGAATAGCTCCGTCATTATCTCTAAAGCCTAAGATAGCGTTGTTTAATCTCTTGTAAGCCTCAGTAAGGTCTTCTGCATCTAAAGAAGGATACCTACTAAGAATAGCATTAATAGAATCTGTTATAGCCTCTTGCTCTCTGTAAAACTCTGGAGAGATTTCTGTTCTAGTATTCTCTTCGTACCACTGATCCCTTACTTTCTTTGCTTCTTCAAACTCCTTAGTAATTTTTTCGTTCTCTTCTGCAAGATTATCGTCTTGCAAGTCTGAAAATGCTCTCATAGACATAGAAATATCTGAGGCATTCTTCCTCTTAAGGATTTTATTGTACTCTTCGTCTATTTCATTCTTTTGTATCTGCCACTGCTTACGCTTACTAACGTTATCATAAGTAAGTACATCTTGGTTATTTCTTTCCTTCTTCCACGCAATGATTGACTCTGCTACTCTTCTGTCTTTACTTCCTACTGGCTTCTCATCTCCGTTAGAGTAGTACAAAGAACCTAAGCGATTAAACTCAGTCAACAATCTTTTAATCTCATCCTTAGTAGTCTCATCAGGATTTAAATCTTCTGATAAGAAGTTAATCTCAGACAAGATAGCTTCCCTAGCTTCTTTTGCTTCTTCAGTAAGTAACTCTTGAATCTTATAGTATTCGTCTGTATAAGGACGTAAAGCGTAATCCTCTAGGAATTTATTAGTAGCAGCCTTAGTGTTATCTATAGCAGATTGATCACCTGACTTAATAGCCTGCTCTTCTCTTTCTAAAAGAAGTTTAAGATCATTTTGGAATTCCTCTTCTTTTAATTTAGTGTTTAGTACTGCTTGCTTTACTTTCTTAAGAGAACCATCTGGTTGTTTATGTAGAACTTCAACTACCCTAGTAAACCCTTTGTAAAGAGTTTGATAAGTCATACCTTCAGTAGCCAACTTACCTCTTAGGTTACGAAGTCTATCAAAGATATCTTGAGCACGCTTACTAAACTTACCTGAGTTTACCTGTGCTTCAGCGGTAGCCTTATCAATAAACTGTTTAACAATCTGTACAGTAGGATTCTTTCCTTGTACTGCGTTGTTAATCCACATACCCAAAAAGCTAGTCTCCCTTCCGTACTTCTTATCGTTCTTAAGAAGTTCTTCGATGTTCTTTGCAGTAGGAATAAATCTTTCTAATTGTCTTAGGTCTTCGATCTCTTTGGCAAGTACTTTAGATAAAGCAGTTTTACCATTAGCATCTGCCTTGGCTTTAGCCGCAGTCAAAGCAGTAAGTTGTTCTTTTACTCTCTTCTTACCTTCTACTGTAGCTTCTTCACCAAAAGAAGCAGCCAACTCCCTAGCAATAGGAGCAATTACTGCATTGTTATAGTTGCTATCAATAGAGTCTGCTAACTTACGAGTCTCTTCAATAGTCTGCATAAGTTCTTTAACTACCTGTGCATAATCAGGAATAGCCAGTTCAAGAGCTTCTTGTGCAGTAGCTCTATCCTGCATGTTTGTTATATCCTCTAAACTAAAGATAGCATTAAACTCTTTTTCGAATTCATTGATCTGCTCTCTGATTACTCCGCTTAAGTTCTTAGCGTAGTTAAAAGTTTTAATAATAGCAAAGTCCTCAAACTCTGAAGCATTCTTCTTATACAAATCAAGTTGATTCTGTACAGTAGTAAGGGTGGTAAGAGCTGTGTTAAGATAAGCAATTGTATTAGCTAGAATATCTTTAGCGTTAGTAGAGTTGATGTCACTAAAACGTTCCTGTAGTCTTCCTGTACTTCTAAGAGTAGCATCAATCTCCTTAAGAGACTGTGTAATCTGTCCCCACATCTTACTAGAAGTATTCTTATTAATAAAGTTTACGAACTTCTGCAACTCAGGAAATCTTTCTAGATCTGTAAGGCCATTAGGATTATACTTCTCACTCTTAAATCTTAGATCGTATTCTCCTTGGGTAATAGGCATATCCCTGGTCTCAATCAAATGATCTAAGTAGCTATTGATTGTAGAATCAATCTGTTCTATGTTAGGTAAATCTGTATACAAACCTTTTAAGAAGTTTGTTATTTTCTCTAACATGTTCCTTAAAAAGCCTTTATCTTCCTTAAGAGATTCTTGTTGTGTAGTTAATGCTGCTCTAAAATGAGGATTAGATACTACCTCACTTACAAACTCTTCTACGTTAGTAAACCCGTAGTTAACAACTAGGTTGGGAAACTTCTTCAAGTAAGAGTTGTATACCTTTTCCATCTCTGCCTTAAATGCCTTCTCCTGATCTGTAACAGGTTCATTCAAAGCCTTAATGGTGTAAGCGTGCATAGACTCGTGGATGAGGTCTGTAATGAGCTTAGAATCATCCATGCTCTCACTTACTGTCTTACCTATGTAGATAGTGCGTGAGTTATTATCATAGAATGCAACTTGACCTGCATCCATAGAATCAGTATCGTCAAAGATTACTAGTTTTACACTAGGATTAATGTCTTGAAGTTCTTTTAATTTAGAAAGAATGGTCTTCTGAGTGTCTGAAAGTCTATCACTGGTAAGCAAACCAGATACTACATCATCCCAACTAGAGTTACTGTTTGGAAAGAACTGAGAAATAATTTCACCAAAGTTAAGTTTACTTAAGGTCTCCTTAGACTCTATACCAGAAGCCTTAAACAACCCAATAGACACCCTAAAGCCTTTGTCTGTACGAACTACTTCTGCTGAAATGTTCTTGTATCTTGGATTAAGATTAAAGTTTGCTGCAACTAATACAGCTTCATCATATGTAGGAAACTCCTGCATAGGATCCAACTGAGTCAAAGCATCTTCCTCAGAATTGATTGCATCTAATTGATAATCAGATAGTTCTAATCCAAGAATCTCATTAAGATACTCAATCTTAGGCTCTCCATTTAAGTTAAGTTCTTCTCTATACTCCTTGTTGGTAGTCCAATCAAAACCAAGAAGATCTTGGAATCCAGGAGTATACATACTATTATAGATATCTACTGCTTTCTCTTTATCGAATACATTAGTCAATTGGTAATATGTAGTAGACATCACTGTCTTACCAGTAATAGGAGATTTTATAGTTGCTTTACAGGACATTATTTTATCTTAAGTTATTATACAAATATAATTAAATATTACAAGCCTCTTCTTTAAACTGAAGTCTAGTTAAGTTGGCTTTAGTTTCTGCCTTAACATCTGCAAGATAGTCTTCGGCTTCGTAAGGAAAGGTTGTCCTAATAGGACTTTCCTTTACTATGATATTATCGTCTATGCTTTCTTCAAAGGAAATCTGCATTTGACTGTAAGTAGGGATAGTAGTAGGGGTCTCATCGTAGATATCCTCATCAAAAGACTTGTACATTTCTACTATAGGTCTAATATTATCAAAGAACTTATCATTGAATCCCCACTCTACAAAGTAGTCAGACCCTCTTCTAAGATAATCGTTTCTAGTAATTCGTCTTTCAGTTTTAGTAAAAGGAAGTTCCTCGTTATTTAAATTATAACGTTGGTTAGCAGAATCTCTGATCTCTGCATTATGTAGATCGAATAGACGTTCATTCGGTATCTTAAGGGAACCTTGTACTATAGCTCCCTTTGCAATCATGTACTCTCTGTTTGTTGTTTTTAAATCGCAACTTGCCATATCTTTAACATTTAAATGGGTCTATTACACTGCTTGATTCTCCCTTACCGTAGTTGTAACGTAAGTCTTGTAAAGCCGCTTGGTTAATTCTGTCCTCATATTGTCCCTTAGTTTCACCTTCTTCTTGTTTGATAGTGTTGTGTTTAGCTTCATGTATCAAAGCAAAGGTCAAGAACTCTTCTAGTGATTGGAATTCATCTGAAGCTAAAGGAGTAGCAAAGCTATCATCTAGTTGTTTAGCAGGTTTAGTCCAAGCCTTATCGTTAAACTTCTTAATGAACTCTTTCTCATTAATAAGAATAGTACCCTCTAGGTTTCTCATAGCAACAGGGGTAGTCTTCTTAGTAGGAATAATATCTACCAACTGAATAGGCAAAGATCTGAACTTACCCTTTGACTTAATGTTATCAAAGTTAGTATAAGTCTTGCCTTTAAAGTTAGCTATGTTTCTAAGACTATCTTCAACCTCAGACTCTAATCTACCTAAAGTACCTAAGAAGTCGTTCTCATAACTAACTCTAGCTACTCTTGAGTTAAGAACCAAAGTAGGAACGTTTCTACTATCATTGAAGTAAGTCATCAAACCTACGTACTTAGACATAGACTCTGCGAAGCTAGGATTGTTAAGTCCTTCTTTAAGCTTAGCGACTGCTTGAGTAGTATGAGTTACATAAGTCTCGTAAGGAACTACTTGGGAGAGTCCATAAGAGTTTTTAGCAAAACCAAACTGAAGGAAAGTCCCTAGACCTAGATTCTCAAATACACTACGTACGTCTTCACGTACATCATTAAGTCCCTCTATGAATGCTTTCTCGTACTCACCAATCAAGTAACTATCCAAGTTAGCGTTCCTAAGTCTAAAGATAATGTTATTTGAAGTTGTTTCTGCTGTATAAAGATTAGCCAAGATTTGATTCTTAGATAAGTCACTATACTTCTCACTGATATCAGCAATCCTCTTAGATAAATTCTCTGGGTTATTTTTATTCAAAAGACCTGCATTAGAGAAAAACTTATCTTGTAGTTTAGTTCCTGTACCATCTACGCCAAACAACTGTACCATAGTAACAAGGTAGTTGTCTTTAACTTTTCTAGAGGCTTTAACTAAGTCCTCCTCAGTAAAGATTCCAGCATTATTAGAATAAGTTGTAATAGCATCTAACACACTAGGATGATTTGATACATCAAACACTTGAGGCATCAAAGACTCAATAGTGTTAGATTGATTAAACTTAGAAAGAGCAGACTTATTAGTTAGTTTGTCAAGTCCTGATGCATTAAAACTCTCTTGAATCTTTGCTGCACTAATCTTATCTGCTTTAACTTGGTAAGAGTTTTGGAATCTTCTGGTGTTATAGTCTACCAAGCCAGTCAATTGCTGTATAGCACTCTGCATTTCCTTAACTACAAACAGATCTACTATATCTTTTACTTGAGAAGCATCTGACTCATTTGCAAAATTACCTTCATTCAAAGCTATATTCAAAGCTTCTATAGTAGGTTTTACTTTTATAGTTCCACTCTCGTCACTAACAATAGAACTATTAACAATACTTATTGCCTCTTTAGATATGTTAAGACTCTTTAGAGTATCCATTAAGACTTCTTTGAAAGTCATCTTAACAAGTCTTCCTCTTCTAACTCCTAGCTGTTTGAACAAAGGTCCTCTAGTAGACTCTTTAAGTACGTGCTTAACTACTGGCTTATTCAAAAAGTCTAAGGCAGTTTTTACAGGGGTACCTGCAAGAATCATAGAGTGGAATAGTGGAGTCTTAGCTTTATCTAATCCCAACAAGATAATCCAATCTTCTTTTGCAATATCTACGTGCCCGTTAATCGCTTCACTAATTACTCTAGAGATAGAGGTACCATCAGTAAGAGTCTTCTCACCTAAACTAATACCCTTTTCTACACGGTTAGCAGCAAAAGGATACATACTAGCAAATTCACTTGTGTAAATTAGTCCTGCAATCTGGAACTCCTTCTGCATTGTGTTAAGTTTAGCATCAATACCTAAGGCTTTCTTAGACTCGATATTATCTCCATATACACGATTAGATGTAAGAGGACTAAACAACTCAGTAGAAGTGATAGGATTAGCTTGTAGCTTATCTGAGATCTCTGTCAATACTGTGTTAGTATTAGGAAGCACAAGCTTATCGTAGTTCTCTTTCATAGAAAGAACAGAACTAAATACATCTATCAACTTGTTGATGTTAGCTTGCTTGAAGTTTTGTACTCCGTTAACTGTACTTACGTAATCGTTAATCTCTGACTTAAGAGACTTAAGAACAGGAAGTGAAGCTGCTAGGTCACCTGTTCTAACAAGAGCTTTTGCTTCTTCAATCTTTTGTTTAATTAAGTTTTCTTTGTCGTTAGATCCTTCTGACATCAAAGCCTGAAGTTCTTCCAAGTTCATCTTCTTATTAGAGAACTTGCTGATCTCTTCCTCTGTAGTAGAGATAGACTCAGTCAACTCTTGGATTTCTTTTTCTAATTGCTTTTTATTAACGTAAGCAGGAGTCGCTGCTAAAGTTTCTACCAAAGCTTGTTTAACCTCAGTAAGAGTTTTAAGCATTCTCATTGACTCCTTTTGGCTAGGAAGATTAGCATTGTAATCTTTAAGAGTGAATCCTCCGTCATCAACCAACTCTCCGTTAGCAGTTAACTTAGGTTCAAACATTGTCAACTTATCAATGTCAAAGTCAGATCCAGACTTAACTACAATCTGAGCAGGAACAACAATAACAGGACCTGCACTAGTAGGCAAGAACTCTCTTACACGGAAGTACTCCATAGAGTTTAGACCTTGTACTGGAATACGTACACCTACTAAACTTAGTTTCTTACTGTGTTGGTTAACCCAATCAATAGCATCTTGGTTACTAGACTTAAGGATCTTGTTAAGATTATCTATAGTTCCAATCTTCTTACCTTTGAATGTAAGATTAAGTAGACCTGCATGTTTCTTAGGATTGAAAGCAATCTTTACATCTGCAGGTTCTGTACCCTCTGGACCTTTACGATAGAATCGTAGTCCGTTGATACCGTATTTCTTAATTTGTTCTTCAGTAGGCTTAGTGAATCTTGTGTTACCTTGAGCAGTAGATGCCATCTGAACATAAGACTCTCCGTGAATCTTCTGAGAGATAATCTTGTTATTAATAATAGACAGTAAGATGTTTTCAATCTCTGCTCTATTCTTCGTAGCGTCAAGTGGATACTTGATGTTGCCAGCTTCATCCAATTGGATATAACGCTTAAGAGAAGCACTAGTATCTCTTTTATCCAACTCTCCCTTAAGGAAGTTGTAGAACTTCTTGTTATCAAAGTTTACAAAGTTACCTTGAGCATCTTTAGTAATACCTAACTTGTTAAACAAGTTTGCTTCCTCTGCTCCAATGATATTCCCTAGTATGCTGGTATAGTCTTTATAGAGGTCAGAGATATTCTTAGCAGTACTAGCATTTAGATCAGATAAGTTACCCTGAGCAAAGAAGTCACCAAAGATAAGCTTAACCATCTGAGTAGCTAGAGTAGCTTCGTTCTTAAACTTAGGAGCAATGTACTGCTGTTGTTTAAGATTGGTCAAGTGTAGAGTGGTAACGTTGTTTCCCTTGATGTCAGGATTCACTTTAAGTGTGCCTGCATTGTCTGCATCTGGTACATAAAAGTCCAAAGCGTCTCCAAAATTGGACGCTTTTGATCCTGAGTTGAATGTTGCATAGTCAATCTGCTTAGCAATCATTTGCTTATTCAATTCCTCTAACTGAGTACCAGCAATCATAGAAGGAATCATAGGAGCCAAAGAATACTTATGTAATGCAGTAAGTTTAACATCCTCTACAATAGGACCATAGTGACCTAACTTCAAAGGAGGAAAACCTACATAGTTCATGCTAGCTTTTAGTTCTTGCATTTTAGCGTAGTCTTCTTCTGTCTTCTCAGTCTTGTTAAGGATCTTAAAGATCTCGATTTCATTTAAGTAAGCATTCTCTTGTTCTTGGGACCACTGTCCTAACCCAATAAGATAGTTACGATAGAAGTCTAAACTAACTAAACCCTGTGCATCTGCTTCCTTAGGAGAGTTTACGTACTCTTGATACTCCATGGTATCAGGAAGACCTAAAGCATTTCTATAAGTAGGCCAGTCTTCTTTACTGAATGTGTTGACATCATTAAAGATAACAGTCCTTACAGTCTTACGGAACTTCTGTGCAGCTCCTGTAAGCGCTTTATGTAGTCCGTTAGTTGCACTACTATTGTTTAAGTGAGACATCACTACTGGATTATCTTGGAAGATAAAGCCAGGAGAAGATGTAAGAGGAATACGTTTGAATACCTCACGGAAGTCACCTTTAACTTGGAAGTTAGAAATGTCTCCTACAAATACCTTCATGAACTCTGCTTTATGGATAAAGTCATTCTTAAGGTAGTTTGCAATAACGTAGTCTAAGTTTTGCTTAGTAAGTTGATTCTTTTTAAATAAAGCAGGATCTACAAATCCCAAAGCAGATAAAGAGTTTACCAATTGTTCTTCTTTCTGTTCTTCGGTAATAGTTGTCTTGATAGCAGTGTTGTCTCCAAGTACAGAATCCATCAGACGCTTCTTATACTCTTGAGTCTGTTTAGTGAAGTATTGACCTAAGTAGGTTGGAAGATTACTAGATACTCTTGCATAAGCTTCTTTTACTACGTTACTGTCTTCACTTGTCAAAGCATCGTAGTCTTCCTTAGGGATGATATCTTTAAATAAGAATAACTGTCTGCCATTCTTAGTGTATGTATTCTTCTTAGTTTCTTTGTTTACGGCAAGTACACGAAAGACTTCTGAAGTAAGATAAGCATTAAACTGATCTACCAAAGACTGTTCTATAACAGAACTAGGCTTCTCCATCATACCAAGTACGTCAGAGTTAAGAGGAATGTAAATCCTTTCCTCTACCTTACCTGAGGTAACTGTAGCATAAGAAGTTCCTTTATCACCAAAACGAATGTTCTCAACTATACCAGAACCAAAGAAAGATAAAAAGTCTTGTACAATCTTATCTTCTGAGGTAAGCTCAGTAGTAGTTATACCCTCCTTAACATCTGCATCAATACTCAGACCTGAGTAGTTTACAATGTTTATCTTAAATGGTTCTTTACTAAACTTAGTTTTAAGTCTAGGAAATTGCTTACCCGCATCCAAATCCTTCTTTAGTTGGCCAGGTGTCTTACCTTTAATGCTAATACCAAACATTCTCTCTAGCCACACAGAACCTAATATATTAGGATTCAATCTCACATCTAGGTGAGCAAACTCTGGCATAGCAATTAACTCGTTATAACTTGCTACATTGTTAAGTGCATTAGTTACTTGAGTTAGATAGAAGTATTGTACACGATTGTATTGTAGTTTGTCTTCAGGGTTAAAGTAAGAACCAGAAGCAAACTCTCTTTCAAACTTACCGTAGTATCCTACGATAGAGTTAATGATATCAAACTTAGGACCTAATGCTTTTCCACTTCCTTGAGGACGAGACAAAAACTGAAGAGGTTGAGTAACTGTTTTGTTATCTTTACTTGCCTCTAACTTATCGTAAAGTTCTCTTACATGAAAAGTATTGTCCTTCAAGAAGGCATATAGTGCTTTTTTGTCTTTTAAATAAAGAGCGTTAGTAGGTATAACTCCTAAAGCATTATAAAACTTATGGATATTGTACAGTAATTTTATACCTTCAGCAGAGTTTATATCTCCTTCATTAGCAAAAAATGCCCTAATGTCTTTAATATTGGCAAAGTCTTCTAGAATCTTAGGGATGTTAAGTACAGTCTTTCCCTCATCGTTAAGCATTCCATATTTAGGATTAGACCTAAAGTAGTCTTCGTCAAAATACTTAATAAGGTTGTCAACTGTTCTAGTACCTAATTGAAAGGTCTTAGTAACAACCTTAGTTTGTTTACCGTCATTCTTTTTACCTATAGATAATTGGTAAGCAGCAATCTCAGGGAGAGATACTGTTTGTACAAATGAGGCTACAAAGTTTGCTGTATTCAAGTCAACATCTTGTACATCTTCCTTTGGAAGCATGTTAACCAAATCTCTAAACTGAGGATATTCTTGAGCAACAACTGTCAACTCTTCGAGAATCTTATCGTACTTAGTAATTCCAGATAAACTAGAAGTAAGTACATTCCAGTTAGTAGAGAAGTTTCCTACAATAGGAAAACCTGTAAGGTTACTTATAACTTGGAAATCAGTAATACTTTTCTTTCCTGACTTTACATCCTTACGATTCTGTGTAGTAAGTTTATTGTATTTGGGAAGAGACTGTACTAGTTTAATAACTTGAGCAGATGCTAGATCCATCTGACTACGATCATGTGCATTCTTATTGTAGACGTTTCCTCCTGTATCTGGATTAACTTCGTCTTCAGTCAACTCTAAGCCAAAGTTTGTATCCTGACTAAGATACCAAGCTTTTACTTGGGGCCAGTTCTTAAGAATATTAACTAAGTTTTTAGCAATGGCAATTTCTTGTGGAGTAACATTAGACTCAGGATCAACTGCACTATTCTTAATTTTAGCTTGGATGTCTGTAAATCTTTCTGCTAAAGCATCTAATACTGCTTTCCAACTCTTCTTAGTAGAGGCAAGGTACTCTAGACTGTCAAAAATTTCTTTTCCTTCTTCTTGAGTATAGATAACATCACCTTCAGGAGACTGAATATAAAGAGTCTTGGTGCCTGGAATAATCTTTTCTTCAAGAAGTTGTGCTTGTCTCTTAGCTGCTTTATCTGCTTTATCTTGTGCTTCTTGCTTAATGTAGTCTACAGTAAAAGCAGGGTCTTCTTCTCCATACTTCTCTTGGAAGCTAGGATAGTGCATGATAGCAGTAATCCCTAAAGCAAGACTTTCATTACCATCTGCAACTTCGTTTAAGATTCTATCGTAGATCTCACTAGAAACAATATTACCTTCAGCATCCTCAGTTAAGTTTAAAGGAAGATTGCTATTCTTATACCATACATATCTAGCCAAGGCATCACTACCAAGAGCATTGCTTAAGTTTGAAAAGTCTTTATTTTCCCTGGTAGGGCAGATTATTTTTGCCATCTTTACAAATATACTTTAGTTTAGTACTTTTACTCTTTTTTAATTAAAGTTTGCAGCTTCCTGCATTATCAATCTCTTGTCCTGTATTTTGATCTAAGGACTCAGCAGCACTCTCAAGGTTCTCTAGTGCACTAACATCAAAAGAAAGAATCGCTAATTCATCTGCATTTAAATTAGTAGTCACTTCTGGCTCTACTGCTACCTCTGACACTACTTCTAACTCTACTGGAGTCACTGTCTGAATATTAGTATCAATGCCTGCAACTGATGCAGTTAAGTAAACAGAGTTCTTTCCTTTTCTATAAGCGGCAGCAGTATTGATTCTAGGACCTGTGTGAATAGGAAGAGTATGAGCAATAGGTTGACCTGAAGCAAGATTCTTTTTTACTTCTTTTATTGTAGCATTTTCTTTAGGAGCAAATACATTTAACTGGGTATCTCCTTGAGAATCTCTTTCTCCGTTAGAATTAAACTTAGCAATCTCTCCGCTAGTCCTATCTACTGCTGTCATCATTACAGAGTTAGTTTGATTAAAGTTAACTCTTACATTAATAGGTATAACCTTACCAGCTTGAATGCTACTCTTCTTAACGTAAACTAAAGCACCTTTAGCAGTCTTAACTTCAATCTGATTAGAGTCATTTACGTTACCTGTTACTTTTGCTTTGTAGACAAACAACTCTCCTGTACTTTTATTTACTGCAGCAACACTTACTTCCTCGTCTTTGTATGCTAATGCAAACTGAGGGTTAGTAACATAAGCTACTTCTTGAAACGGAACAGAAGCATCAGGCTTACCTTTAACGTATTGCTCATTCCAAATGTACTCTAATTGTTCGGGAGCAAATGTACTTCCACTAAATACAGACAAATAGTCTTCTTTAAGTTTATCAATAGCCTCTTTATCTTGCGTTTTAAGCGCCTCTGTTACACTATTATATATGTTCTCTAGGCTAGACATAGCTGACTCGCCTAAAGTCTCTCTAATAAAAGAGAACATATCCATCAACTTAAGACTATAAGACTCTATAGAGTTGCTCATAGTCCTCATGATGGAACCCTGTACTCCAGAATTACTACTAGTAAATACAGTAGGAGTAGTATGTACTAACTCAGGGGAGGTGATAGTACTTACAGGAACAACCTCTAAGCCATCGAACTCATCCTCTACAACAACAGGAGTCTCAACTACTACTTGATCTGCAGGATCTACTTCAGGTATTCCTAATTTCTTTTCTCTTGCAGCATCAATCTCCTCGTTAGTTCCAAACAACTCATCTTCTTCGGTAGTACTAGGAACTACTTCAGCAACTACTTCTGTAGGTGTTTCAGTAGGTGTTCCAGGAGTTTCTGGTGTTACAACAGCTTCTTCTACTATAACTTCCTCGGTAACTGCTTTGTCAGGTAAACCTTTAAGCAAATTAGAATCTAGAAATCTTAAGTAAGAACTATAGATATCTCCAGGTTCTGTAACTTCCTCATTATCAAAGACTTTATTAATATCTTCTAGAGCCTTGTTAATGTCCTCAGAACTATAGCCCATTGCCTTAAAGATAGATTTAATTCTACCTTTAGCTTGGTCTTTAGATTTAGATCTAGGAATAGCAAAGATTGCTCTCCTCTCTCTGTTTACTCTTTCTTCATTTCTTACTCTTTCTAGGTTGCCTTGTTCATTCTCTACCTGTATCTCTAATGGCTCAGACTCAAACGATTTAATCAAAGCATCCATCACAATATCCTTTTCTGCAGGTTGCAGTACTTCCTCATCTTCAATCTTCTCTTTCTCTCTAGATAAAGTTACTGCAGTTTCTCTAATCACTTCAGACTTTTCTTCTGGAGTAAACTCCATACCAAACAATGTCTTAAGTCTTTCATCACTAAATGCAGTACCTGGATGTAAGAGTTCTACACGTGCTAATTCTCTTGCAATTACTTTTCTTTGCTCTTTCTTAGGGAGTTCGTTAAGTCTTTCTTGTGCAACACGAGAAGCATTTGCTATACGACTTCTAAGCTCTTGTTTTACTGCAGGACTAACCATCCTATCATTCTCTAACAAAAGTTTCTCTAAACGCACAGTATTGCTAACCTGCATAGACTCACCCATAGACTCTACTGGAGTGTCTAGTAGTTGATTCTCAAATACAGTATTACCATTATCCTCAACTTTTTGTAATTGTTCCATACGAGCAATTACAGCTTCTCTTATTTGCTGTCTACCAGAAACCATAATAGGAGAGCCTTTACCCGTCTTCTCACCTACCTGGATAGCATCATCAATGTCTTCCAAGTTTTTAGCGAGGGCTTCAGGACTATTAGTATTCTGTATAGTGTCTAGTTGTCTCTGTACCATCTTAGCCAATACCCCCTCTTTCTTTTCTTGAGGCATTTCAGCATACTGCTTAGCTAGATTTTCGTAAGAGTTTATTTCTTTTTCTACTTTCTCTACTTGCTTAACGTACTCTGCTTTGTCTTCATCAGACAGAGAGTTGTAATCTACTTTTTGTAACAAGTCATCCCTAGTTAATAGTCTAGAAAAGTAGTCATACTGTTGATCTTTGTCCTCTAGCAATGTACCTGCATCAACTAGATTCATCATAGTACTATTAGCCTGTTCCTTCAACTGAGTTAAGCGACCAGTCTCTAAGATACCTCTGTTATATTGATCTTGAGTAATCTGCTTGTTTTGAAGTTGTTTAGTAAGTTCTTGTTTAAATAACTCAGGATTATTTGCAATGTTAAATCGCATATAGTTCCTATCTTGATTACGAGAAGCTACAATAGATGCGCCAGACATAAGTAGACCAGAAGCAGCTGAGTTAATAAATGTTGTAATCATTGAACTTCCAAAACCTAAGATGCTAGAGTCGTCAAGTTCTTGAGGCTTTTCTCCAAACTGATCGTCTTTGGTTTTGTAAACTTTATCTAAAAAGTAATTAGCAAACATAGAGATCTCTTCCTCAAATCCTTCCTGTAGAGACTGAGAGGCAACAGCCTTTGCTGCATAACCAGAACTTGTTAAAAAGTTTTTAGCAGCGGTAGAGAGATTAGTAAATTCAGGAACTAAAGTTTGAGCAATAAAGTACTTCTTCTCACTTGCTCCCAATGCCTTAGTTGCAAGTTTCTTATTACCCAAAAAGTAATTGATATCGGGAACAATAGATTCAGTAGCACCTTCAATAATTCCTTGAAGAGTTCCTACTACTGCAGCATTTGTTTTATCTTTATACCACTTCTTATTCTCTTCAAAAGATCTTACTCCAGAAGAGACAGCAACAGGAAGAAATGTAGCAGCACGTGCTCCCATCCCAACCCCCATTAATCCTCGAGTAAGAAAAAGTGTTGGAGCCATTTCTGCTAATGTTCTTACTGAAGCACCTAAAACAGACTCTGCAAGGTATCCTCTACTTCCATCTTGTTTTATATAAGTAACGTCTTGTCCTACTCGTTGATAATTTTTGTGTATGTCCCAATCTCTTTCATCAAGTTGTTGGTCCTTATTAAGGTCAGCATACAATACAGCACCAGAATAAGTTTTATCTTTAGCTTGTCTTGCTTCAAATGCAGTTTTACGAAGACCTAATAAATCTAAACTAGTAGTAATAAAAGGAGAAGTAAAGTTATAAATACCCTCAGCTGCAGAACCTAATACTTGACTCTTCAGGTAGGTGCTACCTGCCATTCCTTCTTTTAAATACCTTTTTTGTGCTCCGTAATAGTTATCATAAGCATCCCTATTAGTCTTCTCGTGCTGCTTATAGGCAGTTTGAAGTTCGTTTAAGACAGGTATTAATTCCTTTGCCTTACTTGGATCTTCTTTAATTTTATTGTGTACAGCTTCAAGAGTACTTCCTATACTAATATCAGTATGCCTCCAGTCAAAGAAATCATTGTTTCCTTTAATCTGAGTCATATAAGTTTCGTAAGTATCAGGATTATATAATTCGTCCCCTCTTGTAGCTGCTCTCTGTTTTGCTACTATGTCTTTAGATACGTCTACTAGCCCTTTGATAGTATTTTGATCTAGCTTCTGTCCTTTTCCTTTAAGGTTAAGCAAATAATCTTCAGTAGCTTTTGCTAACTGGATGTCTGTCTTAAACTTATTAATATTTACTTGAGCTTGACTAAGATTTGAAAGAGTATTTCTTAACTCCTTTTCTCTTTCTATACTAACATCTTTTCCTAGTGCCTGTTCTTTAATAAAGTCTTGTAAAAATAAACCTGCACTTCCACCTACTTCTGCAGAAGATCCAGTAGTCATTAGTGAACCGCTTTGTTTACTAGAAACAATAGAGTCTAGTTCGTCTTCTACTTGCCCAATTTTTTTATTCAACTCTTCAGAAATAGGATCTTTCTCAGCAAAACTCTGGGTGATGATTTGCTTAGACCGATTCTTCTCTTGGTTTACCATTTGATACTCAGCAGTTAACTGAGGACCCATAGTACCTCTAGCAGATGGAGGAGGGAAAAAAGTTCCAGGTTTAAGAGCACCTGCAGTTTCTAAGTTTATTTTAGCGGCTACTTCTAATGCTCCATCAACCTTTGCATCGTTAGCTGCTTTTAACCTAGCAGCTTCTTTCTGCTGTGCTTCCTGTGCTATCCTTGCACTAGTATTCTGAGCACTAATCTCATTATAAGCTAATGACCTTGATGCTGCAGTATTTCCTAACTCTACTGTACGAGTAGTTAAGATACCACTTTTAGGAGGTAAGTTGTATAAAGGTTCTTTAGGCATCCTTAGTCTGGTTTTTAATCTTCAGCAGTTGTTTGAGTTTGACTTAAATCTACAGTAGACAAGAAGTCATTCATACTTGTAGTTCTTCCTGATCTAGAGTAGATCAAGGTTCTTGGACTTTCCATCAACTCAAAGAATGGTTGTCTAAAGTATTCATCAGCTGGCATTGTTCCTGAACCAAAGTCTACTTCAGGGAACTCGCCTTCTTTGAACTTACTATCTTTAGCATTAATTTTATCTTGATAATTGTTGTAAGCTTTTAGGATAGCGTCTGCTTTTCTAACTACTCCATCTAAGTACTCATCCTTTTTACCAGTCAAGTTATAAGATGTTTTCAATTTATTAATACCATCTTGCAAAGCCTTTCTTCCTTCTGGAGTATTAATATCTGCCTTCTCCATAAGGTTTTTAGCTTGTTGAATTTCTCTACCTACGTTACTTGCATTAGTTTTTCCTCCAACAGTAATACCTACTTTCTGGTATCTCTCTGACATTTGATCTAACGCAGGAGCAGTAGGAAAATCAATATTAAATCTATCTTGACCAGAGATAACACGAGCATCAGCAGGTAACTTAGTTGCAGCTAGATTTATCTTCTCAGCATTCTCTTGTCTACGCAAAGAACTGTTTAGCTGGGCAAGACTACGTGCGTTTGCAGCAGTTACTGCCTGTACTCCATAAGGATCTGCTTGAATCTTTTGTTCTACCTGACGATAAGCATAAGCATTAGCTTGGTTAGCAATAAAGCTAGAAGTAAACAATCCTACGTATTGATTAGGATTAAAGTTATTAATGTCAGATACTTTCTGTAAAGTTTTGTTAGCAACCTCAGCTTGAACTCTTGCTTGCTCTAGTGGAGCTCTAGCAGCCTCTAAAGCTTGTCTAGCACTTTCTGTAGGAGCCTTAGCATAAGCAGCTTGTGCTTCTTGCAATTGACGTTGTCCCTCCAACAGAGTAGCTTCACTAGAAGCTTTAAGATTAGAATAATAACCTACGACTTCTGCATGTGCTTGTGGAATACCTTTTTGCTTAAGGTCATACATAGCATCAATACGAAGTTGATTCTTTTCTTTTGCACCTAACATAGCTGAAATCTTAGAAGCAACCTCATTCTCAGAAAGACCTTTTACAGACTCTGTACGAATGTATTTACCATCCATGATAATATCTACAGTACCATTCTCTTTGGCACTCTTCATTCTGTCATTGATTTCTTTAGAGATGTCAATGTAGGGAGTGTATTCTTTTGTACCAAGTTTATATCCGAGCTTACCACTCTTCATATAATCCTGAACATCCTCAAAGTAATCTGCATCGTTAGCAGCACTTCTCTCGTCAGACTTAAGTTTAGATAAAGTTTCTTGTCTACGGGTAATTTCTTTACCATTAGAGATAGCTGTAGTAATGTACTCATCCTTCTCTATAGGCTTACCGATGTTCAATACTGCTTGTACGTTTCCTTTCATAGAGAAGTCTAGTCCAGCATTATCATTGATAGTCTTTACTAGGTTATCCATAGTCTTGTCAAAGTACTCACGTTCTACATCTGTCTTAATATTATTACGTAGTTGGCCGTAAGCGTCTACACTCTGTTGTACTTTAGCAAGTCCTTCAGTGTACATCTCCTGTTTCTTAACAGCAAGATTAATCAGATCATCTGCAGGTAATGCAGATACATAATCTGGGTAAACAAACTTAGTGTGTTGTGCTGAAATTGGCATAGGTTTTATTTTTTATACATGCCCTTCTTGGCAGTTTTTGCTGGATTAGAATTTAAGACAGGGTTCTTACCTGGCTTTAATGTAAAGTTTCCTTTAGAATCTACATCGTAGTTCTCCATAAGAGCATTTATGTAAGCAGACTTCTTAGTTTCTTCCTGTGTAAATTTAGCCTTTTTATTTGTAAGACTTGCAACAGCTGCCTGCTTTTCTGCAGATTGAGCATCTCTTGCTTGTCCTACCAAGTTGTTATACACACGATCAAAGTACTGTGCATTAATTTGATCAGCAGACATTCTCATTTGTGCGTTCGCCATATCTGCCCTAGATCTACCTTCTGCGTCATAGTTTTGCTTAGCTTGGAAAGCTTTTTGCTTAGCATCCAACCCTGCAATGTAAGTAGTAAGAGGATCTCCTCCTGCTCTCTGTGCTGCAGTAGCCATACTATCTATATCCTGTAATTGACTTTGGATGTTTAAAGTCTGAGGACGAACATAGGGAGCATCTATCTCAGGAATAGCATAAGGATAGATTTGTTGTGATTGAGCAAGTCCCATTGCTTCAGGAATAGCCTGATACAAAGGAAACTGTCCTGGGATATATTTTCCTTTAGCAGGAGCACCTGGTCCTGTAAAAGTTCTTCCTGTAGTAGTTTGTGTAGTGGTAGATTTTGCTTTCTCAGGTTGAGGAGTAAATCCATCTATTAAATCCATTGGAGGTTTCTCTCCTGGAGTAACGGGAGCAGGAGGAGTGTTCTCAGGAAGAATACGAGTAGCTGTATATCTACCAAGCATATCATCTACAGAGTTCTGTAAAGACTTAGTTGCTACAAATCCTATCTCATCCGCTTTCTTTCTTGCCTCTTCTTCAGTTAGACCTTGTTTCTTAAATCTATTGTAAGCTTCTTCTGTATAAGCAACCTGTGCTCTGCGTACATCTCCTTCCCTACTTGGATCAAATGTTTCACCACTTGCTTGTAGGTCATCTAGGTACCAACGATAGTTTTTATTAAAGATATCTATATTAGACTCTTCTCCATACACACCTGTACCCAAACTAGGTTGAACTCCTGGAACAGTTTCCAAACTAGGGTTCAGAGAAGGATCAATACCTGTCAAGAACTGACCTTCAGGAACTGTGTGAGCAGGCATACCTGGCTTAGTAGGATCAAATAAAGCATTCTTACTACGAGCAGCAATATTAGAAGCTTTGTTTGCTGCTTCTAATGCAAGCTGAGTCTCTAATTGATTAAGCGTTGAATTAGCATCCAGATTCAAAGGATCAATTGCTTTGACTCTAGGAAGGTCTGTTTCCCCGCCATCAGCCATGTTAGCCATAATCTTAGCTTGTACATAACCTGGAAGAGCTTTAAATCCTGGGTTATTAATACTTGCTCCACCCTTTGCTTCCACTTCTCCTGTAGAGTTACCATTCATAGCTTGTTGATCAGCAAATAATTGATCAAGTATCTTTTGGTTTCTCTGCATCATAATAGTAGCTGTGTCTTTGTCTACTTGTTTTGCAAAGGTATTATCTAGTACTTTCTTGTAAGAGGTTGTATCGTAGTTTTTAGCAATCTGAGCAAAAGTTTTCTTAGATCCTTCTGGCTTTAGATTATTAGAATATACACGAGTTTGATCAGGAAGATTTGTAGGGACACCTCCATTACTGTGAGAAGGACCTGAAGCCATTTCTGTTTCTAGGTTTGGAAGTTGGATATACTCTCCACCTTCTACCTCTACATCGTTCATGCCTTCACTAGCATAACGCTTGTTTATTTTTGCACCCATTTCTGCTTTTATTATAGGTTGATACTCTGTACCTCCACTAGTTGTACGACCATACATATAATTATAATCGTATAAAGGCTTAGAGTTTCTTTGTTGTATTGACTCGTTTAATTTTTGTTGATTCTTTAGATCTTCATTCTTGCCTAGCAAAGCATCAAATCCTAGTAGACCTAATGATACCATAGCAGGTGTATTGTCTTCTTTAGTAGCAGGAGTCTCAGGAGTAGTTTGGTCTAACACAAAGTAGTCACTTTGTTCCTTAGTCATTGGTCCTTGTTCTGCCTCAGGTGTCTTAGGATTAACATCGTAAGGATTTAAAGGAGAAAGTCCACTAGTAAACATAGGACTCTTAACTAAGTCACTAAATGTACCAGGGGCAAAAGAACTAGTACCAGTACTAACAGTGCCTTTAGGTTGTTCTTCGGTAGTATAACTATCTAGAACAAAAGGATTGTTAATAGTAGATTAATAAAAAAAAGCAAGGGAGAATTAACTCCCTTGTCCTCTGCTTTTCTTAAGATAATTTTTGCTAGACTTTAACTTTGAAGCTTTAGTCTTCGCTACAACTCCCTTTCTTCTGATCTTAGGTTTAACTTTGAACTTAGAAGCTGAAGAGGTTGATTTAGTTTTAGATGCTTTAGTTGCCATATATTTAGTTTTAGTTTTAGTTTAGCACTTCCAACGCCTACGTGCTTGTCTGATTCTGCTATTAGGATCATTCTGTGTAGATTGTTTCGATCTACGCAACTGACCTAGTGAGCGAGCACAGTAGGACTTTCTACGATTAGCTGCTTTGCTACCTGGCTTTACCTTACCTGTAACAGCAGTACTTAATTTAGAACCTGGGTTAGCTCTACGATAAGCCATAACTCCCTTCTTAGTCATACCAGCACCTTGCTTAGTGGGACGATAGTTAGCACCTGGTCCTTTAGTTGTTTTAGCAATGGTTCCACCCTTAGCCATGTAAGCGGCCTTAAGTCTACCACCAGCCATAAACTTGTATCCGTACTTAGAAGCATCTTGTCTAGCCTCAGATACATTTCCATTATTAGCTGCTACGAATCTTGCCTTAGCAACACTAGTAGGCATCTTACCACCTTCAGCCATGTTACGTTTAATCTTACGTTCTTGCTTAAGCATCTCTGGAGTAGGTTTCTTTCCAGAACCTCTGTTAGCACGGATGTTATCCCACAATCCTCTTTGTGAGTAAGATCCATCTTTACGTTTTATCATCTTTTTCATTTCTTTACATTTGATTTCTTTAAGAATGATTTTAAGTCATAATTTACTTTTTCTCTATTAAATTGTTTAGCAAGTTTATTTGCTAACTGCAACCTATTAGCTTTACTCTTAACTCCTCTTAAGATACTTGCTACTCCATCTACCATCTCTTTATCGTCCTCTGATTCGTCCTCTGACTCATCCTCATCTTCTGTCTCTACTTCTCCTCCATCCTTTAGTTTTCTACCCTGATACTTGTAAGGCTTAGCATTGGATATATTATAAATATCATTTACTACACTAATAGTATTTGCTTTCTTACCAGGCATAAGATCTAATCCTTGATTATAACTATTGTTATCAGCAGACCTGATAACCGATACAGCATTAAATCCTCTTCCTACAGGACCTGGAATATAAGATCCAAGATCTACCCCTAGGTCAGTATAAAGACGTTCATAGTTAGGACTAATAGTATCTCCGACTCTAGGTTTAACAATAGGTTTTTGTACAGGACTATCAGTGTACCTGTTTTGAGCTGGACTATATGGAGTATAAGTTAAACCTCCATTAGGCATCTTACGCTTTTTAGAATTCTTATATGCACCCTTAAGCTTTGAGCCTGAAGAGACACTAGGAATTACAGAACCATTTACTCCTGGTACAAACATTACTTTTTCATTTTAGAAAGAGTCTTAGCTAGGTTAGCTCTCTTTACTGTAGTAGAAGAGTAGGCAGACTTGTTAGCCAATACTTTGTCACGAAAAGCAGGTACAGACATTCCAGCCTTTTTAGCTTGAGCTGTAAAAGAACCTGGCTTCTTAATAGCTTTCTTAATCCAGTTGCCTCCTGATTTCATTTTCTTACCTCCGCACTCCATGCAAGAAGAGTAAGCTTTCTTTAAGCGATTCATATAGTTTTATTTAGTTTAAGTTAAGGTAAGTTGATATAAGGTACTAGTGATCAGACTAATTACCTCATCAATTGAGTTCTGTAGGTGGGTATTCTCCATACCAAATACTCCACGATGCTTCATCATATAGTCTTTCATATAGATCAAGTGAGTTCTTGCATTCATGTACTCAGATGCAGGAATCTTAAAGTTAAGTCTTTTACCTATTGTACCGAAGTAAGACTCTACGATATCATCAGTTAAACCAATAATCTCAGTGTAGTAACCATCTAGTGCTTTGTGCTCACTAAAAGAAGTTGTCTGCAAGTGTGCAATGTGAATGATGTCACGAGACTGGAACAACTGTCCAATTACTATCTCGGGTTTGACTGTAGTGAAAAGTTCTTTTTCTTTCATGGTATTATGGGTTGGTTTGAGTTATTTGGATTGTATTGATAAACTTAAATCTAGAGTACTGATCTTGAATCAATCTTACTTTAGCAAAGTCTGATTTAATCTTAGACTTCTG